ATGAAAGAAAACAAGAAACGCACCACTATTGTACTAAGCCAAATCACCAAGCAGGTCCAAACCGAGGGCAAAAAGCTTCCTTTAACGGAGCAAATTAAAAACGCCCAAGCCAAACTCCTCCTCCCACACCTCAAGCCGACAAGCGACTCAGAACATGAACAGGAAATAACACACGAGGTAGGATCACTACAAAAAGAATCTGAACGATAAAAAATGCCCCGCCGGGATCGTGGAGATCCGGCGGGGCATTTTTTATGCAAGGTCGGGAGGTTTGATGGCGTGGGGTGTGGATTCGGGGGCGGGGCCTTCGGTGGGCGTGGTGGCGTCTTCAATCAATGTGCCGGTGAGCAGCTGCGCCGAGGGCAGCGGATCTGCCGGCTGGGCCTTGGCCTGCTGGGTGCCAAAGTAGAAGGCGATCACCACCGTAAAGACGGTGAGAAAATCCGCGCCGGAGATTACGCCTGTGAGCGCCAGGACGCAGAATACGACGGTAAGCAGCAGGGTGACAAGGGTCTTTACCTTCAGCAGAGCTGCCAGGTTTTCCAAAAACTTATTCATATGTATCCTCCTTAGTTGGGTTTATGGTATTGCTCTAGATCGCCGATGCGGTGGTTGATGACCTTGATCTGTTCCTCCACCACAGGCATACGCTGGGCAAAATTATTGTGCGCCCGGACTTCCCGGGTCAGCTCGTCGATCTTAGTGTCAGTGACGGCCTGGGCCACTGCGGCTGTCTTTTCGGTTTTCTTGGCGGTGGCCAGGCATGTGATCACAACTCCAGCCAGGGACATGCCGCCGGTGATCAGAGCGACAATAATTGCTTCGCTCACGGAATCACCTCCTCGGGGGGCTGGGTGAGCTTGTCCATGAGGGCTTGGGCTTCCTCGGTGGAGATCTCCCGCCAGTTGTCGGGGCTGTCGCCGGGAGCCAGATAGACCTTAGTGCCGAAGGTCTCACCATCGGTGAACATCATGCCCTCTCCCGCAGTGAGCTTGGTGCGGGTAATTGTTTCTTTTGCCATGGTGGATCCTCCTTAGTAGACGAGCGTCCAGTTTTTGGCCGCAATGGCCTCTTTCTGTGCTTTGGTCAGCTTCGCTCCCACAGTTGCGTGAAAGGTCAGCTTCTGCGCTGTTGCTCCTGTCAAGTCTGCCAAGCCGTCAATGATGGATTGGCTGGAAGCATCAATCAAATTGGGCGATCCACCAACGTTTATTGAAGCCTCAATCGTGCCGGGCATGAAGTACACTTCTTCCAAGTTGGCACAGGCGTTTATAGACGCTCCGTTTGATGTGTTTCCAGACAAATCTATTCTGCCGATTACTTTTTTCAAAGAAGCGACGTAATAGGCAAAATAGTTCCAGCTTGTGATGTGGATTCCATCCGGCAGTACAAGCTCCTCAATACTGCTGTCACGAATCAAACCATACATATCGTAGGCAACATTTGTTGGAACATCCAAGGTTAATTTGCGGATACCCTTTGCTCCGTTGAACAGATTAACCATAAAGCCTTGATAATTCGGCATGACCAGCTTCAGCTCATACCCATCGGGAAACACCACATTGCCATATGTGCCTTGCAGCTTTGTCACATACAACAGAGGATTCGGCAAATAGTCGATCTCCCCAATCCTCTGTGGCACTTGCTCCAAGCTGTCGGCAGGCTCTACGCCCTTGTCGGGAAGAACTGCGTTACAATCGGCAAGAATGATGGCGTTTGCAGCTTCGGCTGCCTCGGTGGCTGCGTTCTCGCCTTCGGTGTAGCCGGCGGCATAGCCCCGCTCAAAGCCGCCGTCGGTGGCGTTGATTACCCGGCCGAAGTCCGCTTCGAAGGAGCGGGCGCCGGACTGGTATTGAAAATCATATTTCATCACAGCACCTCACGATTGAGGCGTGTGCCCACGGAGAAGGAAATGGGCTTGCTGGGGATCACCTCGCCGCCCATGGTGACCAGGACGATCTGAACCTGGGCAGCCCGTCCATCCACAAATTTCAGCGTGTCTTCCTGGGTCAGCTCTACGGTGCCGGAGGAGCCTTCAAGGGAGCAATCCTCCTTCGTCTTGGAAAAGCGGAAGGTTCCCTCCTGGCTATAATCGATCTTCAGCGACTGGATGATGGACGCATCCACCGGCAGTGTGAAGCTGTCGGTGGAGGTTGCGCCGGGAATCAGAACATCCATAATACATCTCCTTTACAGGCCCAGCAGGCTGCCCATGACCTGGGGGCCGGCGATTCCATCGAAGGAAAGATCTCTGTCCTCCTGAAGCTTGCGGACGGCCTTGGCAGTTGCAGGGCCGTACTGGCCGTCTACGCCGTCGCCCTTGGGACCATAGGTGCCCAGGTCGTAGCCATTGCCTTTCAGCAGGATCTGCAGGGCACGGACATCCTCGCCGCTGTCTCCCTGCCGCATGATGCGCATATTCATGGTGTAGCCCTCCTTCGGCTGGTTGTTGGTTTCGGGTTTCTTTTGGGGCTCCCGATCGGGAGCAGCTGCGCCGGCCACCCGGGCATTGACCTCATCCGCAATGGCGGGGAACAGGTTTGCCAGGTAGGGGCCGGGGCACAGGGTGTTGTCGAAGTAGCGGTGCATGGTAAGGCTGCCGCTGGCATCGCCGGTAAAATTCAGGGTAAAGCCGTGGCGCACGCAGATATCAGCGCAGAGATCGATAAGGCTCTTGTAGGCCGCGTCGCTGATGGGCCAATTGGGTGCGCCGCCGCTGTTGGCCACCTCGATGGTGATTGCCTGGTAGTCATTCTCCGGGGAGCCGGAAGTCCAGGCCCGGTATTCTTCCTCCACATAGCAGGCGATACGGCCATCGGAGCCAATGCCGTAGTTGGCACTGGCTTCACCGGGAATGACAAACGCCTCGCCCATCGCCTCCACTTCCTGTGCCACAATTTCGTCAGCTGCATGGTGGGGCGTAATCTTCAACACCTTGCCGGTGGGGTTAAACTGGGGGTTCTTTCTAGGGTTGCGGTTGGGGGACAGCCGCACATAGTTGACCAGTTTGCTATAACTCATGTTGTTATTCCTCCTTATTTGTGATACCACACCTGCAGCCATACAGGATTGTTTGAATTAATTACCCAATCCAACGCGCAGTAAAAGATCGCACTATTGGCACTCAATCGAACCGCAAATGTATGGTTTCCGGCCGCGTCAAATAACGGCAATGTTTGCGCATAAAATCTGGCTGCGTGCCGGATGGGGCTGACCGATGAACCATTCCATTGCACGGTTGATTCGCCACTTGCTGTAACACTCAATTGCACAAACTTTGTATAGACAGGCAAGCCGTTAAAGCGTTCCGCTGTACGGTATTCCACACCCAGTTCCATGGGCGGGAATAACCATTCTTTCTCGCCTGTTTCGGTGAGACGGTACAGCTCTCCCGAAAAATAGGCGTCCATGGCGCAGGTGAAGCCCTCCCGGGTGGCCGTAGCGCCGAAGGCGATGCCCCTGCCGCCCTTCAGAAAGTCCATGGTAGCGTAACCCACGGACAGCACCATGGAGCGGCTGGTGCCCAGTAGCGCGTCGGAAAGGGTGGCTGTCAGCTTCAGCGTGGCCGTGGAGGGTGCCGGGACGATCTCACTGTGGGTAAAATCGCCCACCGCCACGGCGATCTCCTTTGTGGTGCTGCCGTAGGTAAAGGAGAGCGCGGCGGTGTTTCGGCCGTTTACCTGGGTCACGCCGCCGGTGATGGTCACCTTGCAGAATTCGCCGGTATCATCGGCGGTGCCATCCTCTGTGCAGCGTGAGGCGTTCAGAGTCAGCCTTGGTGCTGCGTAGGGTGCCACGGTGATAATATCGGAATCAGATCCAGGGTGGCCGCGGCTGTCTGTGACCGTGCCCACCAGCGTCCTTTCACCGTCCACCGTGAGGACGGCGCCGGAATAGGGCTTGCCGTCCAGGGTCACGGACGCGCCGGTGATGCTGCTGCCCAGGGTGCCGGTGCCTTTGACGGTGACGGCCAGTTTGGAAACATTCTGCACATAGGCGCCCAGCTGATCGAAGGCGCCGGAGCTGTCCTCCCAGCTGATCTCTGCGGTAGGAACAACAGAAGCCGGGACGGTGAGATATATGGGCACCTGCTGGGTGCTGCCGATCTGCGTGTCGCCGCTATAGGTGGCGCAATAGACAGAGCCTACGCCTGTTACGGCGTTGGGGATCTGACGGGCCAGCTCCACGGAGGGCGTCCAGGTGCAGCTATCGGTGACATTTTCGGCAATGGTGCCGGAGGCGCTGCCAAACACATAGGTGATCTTGTGTGTAAAAGCTGCGTCGTGACGGTTGGTGAAAACGGTGAGGGGCTTGCCCATTTCCACGGTGGAGGCGGAAAGGGTGGGCACGCTGTAGCTGCCGCCGGTACCGCTGAGGGTGGTTGTGGCCAGCTCCATGGAGAACCAGCCGTAATCTGTTGTGTTTGGGAAGATAAACAGATAATAGGTTTTATTGGGCAGCAGGAGGATTCCGGCAGAGCCGGTGAAGTCAACGCCCGTGTTGGCGTTGATACTCAGCAATCCAGTATATGCCGTGGTGCTGCCGGCGTTAATGTGGCTGTTGGGGTCTGTGCCGATGTAGAAGCGGAAGGTCTCCGGCCGGATGCCGCCACCGAATACCAGCCCCGTGATAGACAGGCTCACGCCGGAGGCACCTGTGGAGGGCGCCACAAAGCTGTAGCGGGCCACGCGGTTGTAGGTGGACTCCACGCCTATGATGGAAGAAACACCGCCCACGCCGTTCTGGAAGAACGCAGGGGACGAAAGTTTGATGGCTGCCATATTAACCTCCTGTGTATCGGAAACTCAAGTTGCCGTTTCTGCGGGGCAGGTAGGCAAATTCGCCCAGGTCCATCCGGGTACCGACCCGGAGGTTTGTGGTCTCCATTTCATTGGGTGTGATCACGGTGGTGGGATCCTCACCGCCGGTGAAGGCCACCTGCTGCTCGCTGATATCGATACCCATGCCGGTGGCCGTGTTGAAGATCGTGAGGCCGTCCTCGGTAAAGAGGAAATGCTCGGTGATCTCGGTGACCACTTCCTTATCCGCCTTTTCGTCAAGGGAAGATTCCACACGCCCGACGGTGATCTCCAGGCTGTTGTTCTTCTGCTGGATCTCTGAAAGCGATGTCTTCACGCCATCGACGGTGGTTTCCATGCTTTCCACAGAGGAAGAGATCCCATCCACCCGCTGCACTATGGCAGAGGTCTCCTGCGTGACAGAATCCAGCGTGATACGCTGCTGCGACAAAGACGCGGAGACCTCCTCCAGAGACACCTTCATCCGGGCCACCCGGCCTTGGATGATCTCGACTGTGTCCTTGCCATTGACGGCAGAGGCGCCGGCACGGCTGGCATTGCCTGTGCTTTGCAGCGTTACCAAGTTGCCCTTTCTTTTCACAGAAAACACCGCCGTCTTATAGGAACGGCCACCGCGTTCTATGTTATAGAACATACCTGGCTTGCAGATGTGATCAAGATCCCAAAGCTCCGCAGTGATGGGTGTATAAGACAGGCCAACAAGGCATCCGGCAAGTCTTTCCACGCATGGCAAAAGAGCCTCTGTTGCGAAGGTCGCAAGGAGCGGATTATCCAAAATAATGTAGGTCTCGCCTTCGGAGTTCTCCGGCCAAGCGACACCCACATCGTCCTCGTTTTGCTTTACCACCACACGCTGGATTGGAGCCGTGCTATAGTCGGTAACTACCAGTTTTTTTCTTGGGAGTTCCATGTCTCCGCCCTCTGCATAGCTATCAAAGAACAGCTTGCCGTCCTGGTCGATAGCAGCAAATGATGCGTTTGCGCCCGCCACCCATTGGATGATCTGTCTGCCTGTAATTTGGCGGACAAACTTCTGAACCATAAAATCGCCGTTGATCAATTCAGTATCCGCGGCAAGATCCACACCGCATTCCAGGCATGTCATCTCCAGAACGCTGCGGATAGAGTAGGGCCACTGATCCAGTGCCGTCAGCCATTCGGTGAGATCCTTATCAAACAGGATCATGCGGTCGTAAGCTGTAAAGCGATAGGCATTTGTACTGGCCTTTGTGGGGGCCTCCATCAGGAAGCGCCCCACTTGGGTTTCTGTACCGTCTTCATTCACGGTCTTATATACCAGCTCTGTGCCGGCAGGAAGAGAGAACACGCCGGCCGTGTCAATCAGCTCCACATCCACCGCTGCAGCGCAGGCGACGGCATAATTAAGATCTGTCGAATTGTTGACGGCCTGCGTATATGTCACAGACTTGATCGCAGGGATAGCATCGATGCCAGAAGTAATCCGTGTGCCATCAGGCAACACAAAAAGGCTTCGTTTCATATGCGCCTCCTAGCACTCGGTAATCGTAAAGCCAAGTCCTTTATAAAGGCCCAGCCGCTTACTGAAATAGCTAGCGCTGGATTCTGTACGGTAGGCTGTGGTTTTTTGCGATGCACCATCCATCCCCGGGAAAGCAAACTCAAAGGTCACTTTCCCGAGAAACAGATTTTGCATATATGCATATTCCTCCGCCGTCAGCACAGAAAACTTAAACGCCCACTTTCGGATCCCGCTGCGAGTAACACAACGATGGAAGAAGCCGGACTCGTCTGTCCCGGAATCTCCTTCCATGTCCGCCACGGTGATCGTTACATCCGCGTCGGGTGTCAGCATTGGGACACCGTCAACGAGGAAGTCATTACACATCGATCTTTTCACCCAAGGGCACCTCCCATCATTCTGCTGCGCATATTATGGCGATCCACCGCGCCGGCGATCATATCATCGCCGATTCTGATGTTCAGCACCGCCTCCAACAGGTCTCTTATTGCCATCACAGACGCATCATGGCCTGCTCGGTTCTGCTCGACCAAATCCTCCACGGTTGCCAAGAGACGGATCATAACCGACTCTTGGCTTACTTCCTGCAGGCTGGTTTTGGGAGTTATCAGTGCTGCAGTAGAATCACTCAATACGCCGGTGATATCCAAATCGCTTTTCAGAGTGTCCATAGTGATACCCGACAGATCGTGCATGGCATCTGTCAGCGGCTTCGTGTTTGCTTCGATACCAACAGCAACGCCAGGAGGAATCCACTTACCAATCTGATCGCGCATCACCTTAGAAGGCGAGGCAATACCTAAAGCTTTCTTGATTGCATCGAGACAGGCATTTGCTATATTTACGGCCGCTTCCCAAAGTGCGCCGCCCATGGCACCAATGCCTTCAATCAGTCCGCCAATGATATCCTTGCCAAGCTGCAGCCAGTCTGTGTCCTCGATAGACTCCCAAATTTTCGAAGCCATTTCGCCTGCTGCTTCGATAATATCCGGCCAGGCCGTTCCGATGCCTTCGATCCATGTTACAACCAAATCGAAGCCAGACGACAGGATGGACGGGAATTGTTCGAGCAGCCCAGAAAGGAGTTTTCCTACCGCATCGCCCGCAGATACAAGGAGCTGCGGAAATACCAATCGGATACCGGCAATCAAACTTTTCAGGATATCTTCGCCGGTAGAAATGATACCCGGGAATTCTGCGATCAGACGGGATGCAAATTCTGCGGCGATTGAAAATGCCGATTCTGCAACACCAGGCAATGCGGCTGCGATACCGTCGATCAGCTGAACCACCATGCCGCCGCCGGTTTCCAGAATGTCCGGGAAACGGTCGAAAATCGCATCCATGAATGAGCCTGCAATATTTTCATCCGTTCCAAGCAGCAGCTTTGCCGAATTGTCCAAGCACCCACGCAAGGCGCTTATGGTGTCGGCGGCGATCTGTGCCCAATCTGCTGTGATGATCGCTTCGCCAACAGTTGCAACGATACGCCATGCCGCCTGCAGCAAATTCGGCACCGCCTCCACGATTGCACTGCCAAGACCCACGACCAGGTCAGCACCCATCTGAATGATCGTATCCGTATTGTCGGCCAGCAGGTTCAGTCCCTGAACGGCCAAATTCAATCCGGTTCTCAGAACCTCCGGCAGCGCTGTGACGATATTTCCAAGCATGGGCGCCAGGTTTCCGACAACGAATGTATAAACCGTCTCACCCAGTGCAGAAAGAGAGGGGCCGATATCACGACCAAGGGACAGATTTGCCAGCACATCACTGAGAGCCGCTTTCATGGATGCCATGGAGCCGGAGAAGGTTGTCGCAGATTCCTTTGCCGTTGTACCTGTAATATCCAGTTCTTCCTGAACAACATGGATCGCAGAATACACATCTGCCAGGTTGTCGATTTTATATTCCACGCCGGAAAGCTTCTGCGCATCTGCCAGCAGGCGCTCCATCTCCGTTTTTGTGCCGCCGTAGCCCAGTTTAAGGTTATCCAGCATGGTATAATTCTGCTTTGCAAAACCTTGATAGGCATTCTGAATGGATTCCATGCTGGTGCCCATTTTATTGGCATTGTCAGACATATCCGTAAGCGCCATGTCCGCCACGGCAGCAGCAGCCTCGGTATCTCCGCTAAGGCCCTGCAACAGACTGGCAGAGAAGCCGGTCACCATCTCCATGTACTGGTTGGCCGACATACCCGCCGTCTTATAGGCCTGCTCAGCGTTTCTTATGACTGTGTCCGCACTGTCCTTAAACAGTGTCTCAATGCCGCCGAGGCTTTGTTGAAGATCTGCACCGGCTTGGATCGACTCGCTAAGAGCCTTTCCGATACCTGCCGCCACGATAAGTCCCTTGATCTTTCCGACCATGCTGGAGCCAAAAACACCACCGGCACTTTTACCGGCGGTCGGCATTTCACTATTGAAAACGCTAGACAGCTGCCCCTTGATTCCATCCGCAGAAGGAATCACCTGTACATATGCCTTTGCTACACTACCTTTCACACTTCACCCCCGTGATCTTCTCCCATTCGGCATCGAATTCATTTCCAGAATCGAACGCCTGCACCTGTTTGTCGTCCTCCTTCTTTTCGCCCAAAAGGAGGTTGAGGATGGAGATGGGCGCATTGGTTCCGCTCTTTCCATCAGGGGAGAGTTTCCAAATGATCAAAGAGAGGCGATCCAATATGCCAGCCAGGAGCACATCTTTCCTGGGAATCTTCGTGCCGGTTAAAATCATTTTTATTCGGGAATTTTCCCTCAAACCGACAGCAAGCGCTGCCAGCTTTGTGGCCGGCAGCGCTTCAAAATCGTATATCCCGTATGTTTCCGCCAAATCGCAAAGCAAGGCATCCCGATCGGCGGAAAGCATGCCGGCGAGGGTCAGCAGTTTTTTCCCTGCTTTGCGGAGTTGAAGATCTCCACAACGGCATTAGTTGCATCCTTGATGGGCACTCTGCCGTCGGGCGTTCTCAGGTGGTCATAGAGGCACTTCTTCTGTTCGTTCCCCAAAAGAAGCGTGATCACACGGGTGACAGCAATGGGATTGCTGTCCGCCTCAGCGATAGCGTCCACCAGTTCCATATTGTCCAGCGCTTTTTTATCCACCTTGAATTCAAAGCCCGTCGATGTCTTACCCTGCATCATGCTTCTTCGCCTCCTTCGTCATTTGCCGCTGCAGCAGCTGTATTCTTGATCATGTACTCGTAATGATAATTGCCGTCTTTATCGGGTGTCGCGGTGATGGTGATGCCGTAACCGATGGCGGCATTCTTGTACACGATCTCATCAATCGCGGTGATGGTGCCCTTGGGAATGACGATGCGCTTGGCGACGCCACCCTTCAGGATCATATCGATCACCCAGGCAGACTCGCCGATCTCCTCGCCATTCACCTTGATAGTGATTCCCGTTTCCAGGTCGCCGGTGACATTGCTCTCACCATAAACGGTCTTCTGGACTTCCACATTGAGAGCTTCAATCAGCGTAAGCTTGAAGGTGTCGGGCTTTTCGGTCTGATAATTCAGAACCTCGTCGCCACCCCACGCCTTGGTGCTCTCAAAGGTGGGACTGTTGGCGTTGGTCACACCATCCTCGGAAATGTACCCCAGGGACTTGAACGCTTCGTTCAGCTGTGTTTTTGCATCAGTGGGCAGCTGCGTACCGGCCGGCGCACGATGCGCGGCGCCGCCAGTTTTCGGCTTTGCCGCAGATACATAGTCAGTATTCATATTTTCCTCCTTAGTAGTGGGTTAAGCTTTGCACCGCCTGATAGCGGTACCTCCTGTTTTGGGTATCGAAAGCGGGATAATCTGCGACCCGTTCAGAGCTGCATATCTCAGGCAATTGCACCAAGGCATCCAAAGCAGTTTTTACCATCTCGTTCAGCGTTGCGGCTTCATACAGCGATTCTGCATATGAGTCCGCCACGATCTGTGCGGAGTCGATATAGTTTTCCCGTGGGCCGGACGATTTGCGCAGCACGACAAAACGCGCATCTGGCTTTTCGGGGAATTCCATAAGAACGGCAACAGGCAAAATACTTTCCAGAAACTCCTTAACCGTGATCTCAATCATCGCTTGTTCCTCCCTTATATGCACCAACAACCACACGAGTCTTTCCGATTACAACATCGGACACATAATCCGTGCCGGTTGCCCTGGTCATTTTCTCGGCTTCTTTTTCACAAACGCTTGCGATTTCCTTGGATTTCAAGAGTTCTTGTATTCCATCGCTGTCCAGTTCGATCCGCACATTACTCATGCCGCACGACCTTTACCTTCCTGTTCCAGTCTAAAGGAACGAGATCTTCGATCCACTCCTGTACTGGGCCAAAAGTCCGCCACTTCACGCCAAAGAATTCCACATCAGTGTTTTCCCACTGGTGCTTATCTCCCTTCGGAATGCTGAGCTCATATTCCAGCCGTTTGCCGGACATCTGGCTTTCCGTAACGATCTCCGACGGTGCAGATGGTGTGGCAAGCACATTCTCTATCACCACCGGCACCGTTTTGAAGACAGGCGCGCCAAAGGCGTCAACACCAGTCTTCTCCTTTTGGTGCAGGATTACTTTAATTCCCTTGATTAGAGAGGCCATAGACATCCATTCCTCCATACCTTTGCCTTCTCAAGCCCAGGCGCGCAAGCTCGGTTTTTTTGATGAACAATCCGCCGCCGGGAACCAGGAAACTGCCGGAGACACTATAGCCTCCGGCAGCCTGTGAAAATTGAGTAAGCGGTTCCTGATCGGTCGAGGTCATCAAAGCACGGGCCACAACATCGACGGTCACAGATCGGGCAACCTCTGCAAAGTTCGGATCCTGCTGCACCATGGCATCCAAGTCTTTTCCAACCTTCTTTGCTTCTGCACGCAAAGATGCCGAGACGATCTTCAAGAGGGCATTTGCCCGGTTCTGCTCGTCGGAATTCATATTCCGCCACAGGAGTGTAATATCATCGACCGTCGCAAAGTTCGCCATTACTTCTTACCCCGGCGCTGGCGCTTAGGCTTTTCGCTACCTTCGCCAGAAACATCCTCAACAGGGGTCTCGTTGGCGGTTTCCTCGGCGGGGATCTCGTCGGCGGTTTCCTCGGCGGGGATCTCGTCGGCGGTTTCCTCGGCGGGGATCTCGTCGGCAGAATCTACCACAGCGTTTTCCTGGGTGGTGTCTTCCACGGGTTCCCAGTTCTTACCGCTGATCTTATTGGTGGTAACGATCAGCTCGCCGGATTTCTTGTTTCTGTAGGTCATGGATTACGCTCCCTTCACGACGCGGGCAAACGCATCCTCACACAGGATGCCCCAGCCCACATGTGCGGTGGCACGCAGGTAAACCTGGCCGTGGCCCTTCAGATCCTTGCCGGTGTTGTCGGGATCACCGTAAGGAATAACTTCCAGCTTGACCTCCTTGGCATAGCCCCACTTGAAGCAGTTGGCAAAGTCACCAACAATGGCCATGTCCTTGGAGTCGCCGAAGGAAACGGTGCTGTTCACGCTGGAAGCAACGCCGTTGACCTCCTTGGGGTTGCCGCCCCACGCCAGCTCAGCATAGCGCTTGCTGCCGTCCTGGTTCTTCAGCTTGCCCATGGCAGAGCCGAAGGTCTTGGACATTGCGATGCCGGTGGCGTCAAAGTCGCCGATCAGCGCAACGGCGTCATCCACGCACTCATCGGGGGCTGCGGCATCGTATTCGACAGTCTGATCGCACTTGTCAAAGTGGTACTTGATCAGGTCGGAGGCCTGGCCATCCCTGGGGTTGACACCGTGCATGGCCATGATATCGATACCACGGGCCAGCTTTGCAGAGAAGCCGGCATTGAAGCCTTCCAAAACATCCAGCTGCTCTTCCTCGGATGCAGTCATGAAGCTTTCGGAGACACGGGCACCATACTCGACTTCAACGGGGACGACCTTTACAGGGGTAAAGGTAACACCGCCATGGCGGCGCTCGGAATTCTCACCGACCAGATCCACCTCGTTGTCCATGGAGAACACGAAGTGCTTGCTGCCGGTGAATTCCACAGGGGTCTGTGCGCTCAGGGCAGCCAGGGAGGACTTGCCACGCACCTGGTTAAACAGATCCTTGACAAGCTTTGCATCGAACAGTTCGCTCTTGGTGATTTCAGGCATAATAAATTATTCTCCTTTCATGTTGCGCAGCAGGTTTCTCAAACCTGCGCGAGTGCCTTTTTCTTCGGTTGCGCCGGGCTTGTAGGCGGGTGCAGGGCCCTTGATGCCGTTTAGTGCGGCAGCCATGGCATCTGCATCGGCTCGGATATCCTTTTCCGTCTCTCCGGCAAGACGGCTCGCCATTTCGGGCGGAATGCCCTTTTCCCTGGCGATTTTCTGCCGCAGCTCGGCGGTCTGATAGCCCTTGACCTGAGCCTGCAGGGTTGCCACGGTGTTGGCGTGGGTGTCCCGCTCAGTTGTCAAGGTCTCCACCTGCTGCTGGAGACCTGCGACATCGCCATAGCGTTCACGCACGGCGGCGTCGAATTCCTCCTGGGTATTGATCGCGGTAAATTCTTCGGCCATTTGTTACCTCCTTGATTTATTTACCACCGGCAATGCCGGTTAGTATCCGATTTTTTGTTTTTTCTTGGGCTTCGACTCAGCGCACTGCCAAAATGCTAAAATCATGCTGTCCATCAGTTCGACCTTGGCTCCATCGAGAATCGCCTTGAATCCGTATCCGCCATTGGAGCCGATGGCTCGCTTTTCACAGTTGCTGACGATCTGTACCAGCGAAGGCTGGCCCATGTGACAGATCTGTTTTCCATACAACGCCTGAGAAAACGCAGTATTTGCGGTGATGATCTGCTTCACCGTCGGAAGGACAGGTAAGCGCAGTTTCTTTCGCTTCATGGCTTCCGCCAATAGCTCCTGTCCATTGGCACCGTCCACCACTACGCTCTCATACTCTGCATGTGTGAGAAAATCCAGGATCCATCCATTTCCCAGCCGCATGGTGCGGCAGTCGATGGATTCCACAAAAATACGGCCATCGGCGGTTTTTACTGCAATCGACATTGCGACGCTGTCTCCGTCATGGCCGTATTTGATGCCGACAAACAGCTTGCCGGTGAGCTGTGGCAAGGTATCACATTGCAACTCCTCCCACTCCCGCTTGCTGATTGCGGATTTTTGGTTGTATCTGAGCCAAAGGCCCAAACGCTGAATGTTAAAGTCCACCTCATCGGGGCCAACTTCGTCCAAGATAGAACGCTCTGTGAATACGGTGCCCAGGGATGGGTTCGTTTCGTACCACGCCTCTTTGTTCATGGGGTCGGTCATTTCATCCACCGACCATTCTGCCCACCCTGTATTGACCGTCTCGCCCTGCAGAGCAGCGTTTCTAAATTTCAGGAACACTGTGCCGGAGGAAACAGGCGTTGGGGGTGTACCCAACATAAGCGTTTGCGGATTCTTGCTGTCCGTGACCACATACTTGAGGGCGCTTTCCTGATCATCCTGGTACTCCTGCGCCTCATCGATCACAAGCAGATCAAAGCCTTCGCCAAGGCCTCCCTTTGAGGAACGGGTTCGGAAATCAATTGTGCCGCCACCTTCGCCCAGCAGCACGATTCGTTCAAGGCCCAGCTGCTTGGTGTAGGTGTAGTGCTTCTCGTATTTTTGGTTTTTCTTGATGCGTGTCACTTCCACATATCCAGCCGCATCCAGCAGGGCTGCCAAACGGCGGGATGCCGCTGTGCTGGTTGTGGTTCTGTGGGCTGTATGCAGGATACGCTCCCCATGCTCCAATCCCCACAGCTCCCGGATGGTTACGATCTCGTTCTTGCCGTTTCGACGCGGGATCTCCCATCCGAATTTGGTATGCACCCATAGGCCGTCTTTGTTTACGGCAAGAATGTCATACATCATCAGTTCCTGCCACTCTTGTGCCTTGCGGCCGGAGCTGGCCCACGCTGCGTTATAGGCGTCTATGGCTTCCTGGCCATACGTTTCTGTGTAAGGCAGAACAATTGATTTTGTCGGGGTCTGCCGCCCCAGCCTCGGTGCTGCCATAGGCACCTCCTTCCGTAAAGCATGAAAAAAGCACGGTGCAAAATGCATCGTGCTTTTTGAGATTATCAGCAATCAGTTATGCCAGGTATTTTGCGTCAATGTCGAAATCCAGGCCGACAGAAGCAAGATCATAGCCAGAGAGCGCACCCTGTATGATAGTCAGCGTTTCGGCATAGGCCAAAAGTTGACCCTTTTCCACCAAACTCAGATTATCTTTTCCCTTCGAAAGAATCTCGTCGGCCTCTTCCACGATATTCTCTACGACTTCACGCATCAAGTTTTCATTCATAGTTAAAACCTCTTTTCAAATGCAGCAATCTCAATTTCTGCCTGTTCTGCGTTTCGAATCATGTCCTTTTCCCACTTGCGAAGCAATCCGGCTTGGTACTGTTGATCCTGCGACGCCCAATCCGCCACATAGGATTCCGGATGCTGAATTTTATCTGCATGCCTCTCGACCTGCGCCACACGATTTACGATTGATTTTTGAAGCTGGCTTTTTGTTTTGTTCATGGCATCGTTATAAACGCCAAAATGCCGTTTTCCAGATACAGCGGCCTGCCAAATCTTGGCTCGGTCTACGGAAACTAGCTTCCGAACCGTGTTGTGGAAATCTTTAGGATTAAATATCCCTAGGTTTCCTAGGTTAAACTTTTTTCTTTCTTCAATGATATCACCTTCTCCCGCAGATGTCCACTTTTTTGTGTGGACATTCTGGCGCTTCCCGCTGCCCGGGTCATAATCCACGGTACACCTGCAGTTTCCATGCCGACGGTATATATCATCTGGCACATCGGGATAGTCATATTCACCGGCCAGGGAACGGCACCACTCGCAGCATTTCCACTCCGCCTTGCGTATAATCTTAGGCCGCAAACCAGTTTTGCCCTGAAAGCGCACATTTTCCTTCAATGTCGCATCCACGACCATTTGGGAGAACAGCTTCACAGGATCTCCTAGCATCCAGGCAACATCGTCGAAATTGTCCGCCGCTGAAACGGTGTTGATGATACCGTCGATCTGATCTTCATTAACTGCCACCGTCTGGGCTTTCAGCCCAATGCCAGCCTGCTGATTCAACGATTGCTGGACAGTTGCAGCTGCATCCGCCACCATGGAATGATCCTCGTGCAGCATGGGGCGCAGCACCCGATCGGCGATATTAAAATACATCTTGCCATCCGGGAGCACCGCAGAAGAGAGATGCTTCCCAAACGCTTGGGAAAGTGCGTCTCCCACGAGATAGGCATAATCCTCAGCTTCTGCATATGTGGCCGTCCCATTCTGGATGGCCTCGTGAAGCGCCGCAATTTGCTTGCTGCTGTTGATCTTTTGGGTGAATGTTTCCCGAATATCTTCCAGCAAGCCAGGGGCGATATCTTCCACGGCCACCACCTCAATCCTCGGGATCCACGCCGGTCATATCACGGAGGTTGCTCTTCCCAAAATACCCAGGCACGACCTGGTTGATCTTGGACACGGCATCTCCGATGCCAGACATCATGGAGGCATCCGGCTCAAACACCGGCTCCCAAGCCAGTTTGGTCTGATACAACTGCTCCCGTCTGTATGGGAAATCATCCCGGACACATGCGGCCAGGTATCCCACATTCAGGAACCCGGATCCGAAGGTCTTCTGTGCCTTCCGAGCCAGCAGGCGCAAGCTCTCATGGCTGGCTTTGATGGCATCTGCGCTGGAGGGATTATCTGTAACGAAGCCCAGGTCATCAAGCGTCAGTCCCGTTTCGCCGGCAAACAGCGACGCGAAGGTGCGCAGCTGCTCGGTGAAAGGACTCATGGATTGCTGAGAGAATTGTCCCAGCTTCGGCGCTTCTCCCTCTTCGTCCTTCGTGAAGGTAAGGATCGATGCGATTGTTGCCTTCCATTGATCCATCTCCTCCGCATCATTCGACAAACCCGTCGCATATTTCTGCGGGAAACTGTAAAATTCAGCGCTCACCTCCGACCGCAGCAGTGTTCTCAGCGCACCCTGCATCAGATTCATGCAGGCACGACTGATACGGGAATGGCCAAAAGGCCGGACAGCATCGGGCCGATAAATGATCGGAACCAGCAGCGGGAACGGCGCGGGATTTGTGTCCGTTCTGATATGCACGCCGCCCTGGTAGTAATATGTGGCACCCGCCACAAAATAGGCTTCCAGCGAAGGCGTGCCGGAATCGTTGCGCTCCAGCACCGCATAACCTTCTTTCAAAAGGCCGTTGATGGGATCCGGCTCTCCCGTGGCATCACCACCGGGGATCACCTGCAGACGCGGAAAGCCTGATTCGTCTTTTGCGATATAGACAAAGCAGCAGCTGCTGATCAGGGCGGACAGCATAGCACTATCAGGCAGAATATCCATGTTGTTCATTTGGAAGATGGTCTGCAGGTCGAAATTATCATTCCGAAACTCCCGGAAATTCAACCGACCCGCCAGAGTGTCCACAGCCTTGCCGCACCAGCCAAGTGTTTCAGCCAT